CTAAACACATCATCGACATACGTCGCTTCACCAGCACCCGCCGCTCCAGCAGTGGCAAGGACAACTTGTTGTGTGATCGGATCCATGTTGTCCCTCAGTTGACGTAATCAGCAAGTGCAGCGCCGCGATAACGGCTGCCGCCATCATCGGTCACAAACACAAACAAATGAGTCTTGCCAGTCGTCAAAGTTGGTGCCGTATCAGCGGGAAACTTCACTGAACTTGGCCACGTCACCGTTCCAGAAGAATGAGTCAGCTCCAACGTAAAGCTGCCCACCGTTCCAGAAGAAGGTGGATTGCTGAACGTAAATGTCGAGTTCCCGCTAATCGTTTTAGTGAAGTAGTTGCCTGTACTCAGGTCAATGTCTAATGCAGAAACTGCTTCTGCTGCTTGCTTATATGGTCCATCTACCGCAAGCCCTGCGTTCAACGTCTGCAACGCGGTAAACGTTGTAGCGGCTGAAGACTGAACAAGATTATCGACCGTCACCGTCTGGGTGCTGGTCGTAATCTGGTTGACTTTGACTGTTCCGTAGGACATGGCTTAAATGATGTGCCAGGTAGACCCGGCTGAAACAGTGACTGTGACGCCAGTGTCCACCGCAACCGGTCCAACACTAAAGCCATTATACGAACTCGTCAAAGTTACATCAGCGTCGATAGTTTGCAGGTTTTGAAGAATTGCACCCTGACCACCTTCTGACACCGTGGGCGTTGTCGAAACCCACTGTGTGCCGTCATAGACCTTCAGCTTGTTTGGCGTGACACTCGTATCAAGCCATTGCTCACCCTTCTGAACGCCAGATTGGCCAGCAGGAGACGAGTTTGGAGCGCTGCTACCAATATGAACAGGACCAGCTTTGACCAAAGCGCCATCACTGCCTTTAAAAAACAGACCGGGTGATGCTGCATTGTTGTTGACCAGCACTTCACCAGCCGACATCGCTGATGGCGTCGGTCGCTTGTGAGCTGTACTGCTGCGCTTAAGCTGGATCGCCATTTGACTCAGTTCACGTAGTCGGCAAGGGCTGCACCGCGATAGCGCGTACCGCCATCGTCAGTGACAAACACAAACAGATGGGTCTTACCCGTCGTAAGTGTTGGTGCGGTATCTGCCGGGAACTTGACTGACGTAGGCCAAGTCACCGTTCCAGATGTGTGGGTCAGTTCAAGCGTAAAGCTACCGACCGTTCCAGATGACGGAGGGTTGCTAAAGGTGAACGTCGAGTTGGCGTTAATCGTCTTCGTAAAATAATTGCCAGTGCTTAGATCAATGTCCAGCGCAGCGACAGCTTCTGCAGCTTGCTCGTAAGGACCATCAACAGTCAGACCACCGTTATGCGTTGTCTGTGCTGTAAAAGTCTGTGCAGCACTAAACGTTTGGACTGATCCGAGCGCAGCAAATGATCCGCTTGATGCCGCAGTAATGCGACCTTGAGCGTCAACTGTGATAGCTGAAGCCGTATAACTTCCAGGCGTAACTGCAGTGTTCGCCAGCTTTGCTGCTGTAACGGCATCATCGGCAATCATGCCGGTCGCAACCGTACCGGTATCGCCAGTCGTCACCACCGTTCCAGTGACGTTTGGCAGTGTGATGGTGCGATCGGCTGTTGGGTTGGTGACTGTTACCGTCGTTTCATAGTCGTCAGCACTAGAACCCTCAAAAACCAGCGTTCCGTTCGTGTCGATCGAAACCGTGCCAGTAAACGTGGGGCTAGCTGCACCAATCTTTTCAGTATCAAGCTCCTGTAGCGCAGCCTGCACGTCAGTGCTGCTGATGGTTCCTGCTGGAACGACCGAGATGTTGGCAGCAGTCTGACCAGCGATTGCGTTGGAAACGTCGATAAGCGAGAACGTTGATCCCGTTCCAAGGGAAATCAACATGTCTGGCGGAGCCAGTGCTACAGCAGGTGCTGCACCAGATCCCGTACCACTTGTGTCCACAACCACGTAATAGTTGAGGTTGGTGGTCGCAGGCGAAGGCAGCGCACTACCAGCAGTAAAGCCAGCTGCAGAACCTGCAGTGGTGACGCTGGTCAACAGATTAGTGTTGGCGTTATACGCTCCAGCGTTGATCAGGTTGCCGCTGATAACGGTGATTGGGACGTAAGACGTGCCGGTGTAGACATAAAGGTCAGCGTTTTTCTCGTCGTAAAAGAACTGGCCCTTGTAGTCGCCGTCTGGGAAGGTAACGACGTTATCGGTTGCGCTTGCACCACCAAACTTGGTGACTGACTGATCCGCTAACTTGTTGCCAGTAACAATATTGGTTCCCAGCAGGCCAGTGCCAAAAGTTCCGCTGGTGATCTTCGACGCTGGAATTGCAGGAATATCGTCCGCTGCCAGCGTGTCACCCGTTGAAACGTGACCCTGAGCATCCACCGTCACCTTGGTATAGGTGCCAGCAGTGACGCTGTTGCTGTGGTTTAAATTGCCGCTGCCGTCAACAGCTAGTCCCGTTCCAGGGATAACAGCGCCTTTGGCAGAGCTAGTAGCCGCTGGAACGTCAGCAGATGTAATGGCTCGGCCACCAGTCACCAAGCCTTTGGCGCTATACGTGACAACGTGATGCGTCGTGCTAGCCGTTACGTCGTTATCGACCTCAATAGTGTCGGAGTCCATGCGGAGTCCTTCACCGTTGACAATGACTGCACCCCTTGCCGAACTGGATGAAGTTGGCAGGTCAGCGCTATCAATCGTTCGATACGAAACCGCACCAGCACCACTGGTAGGGCCAGCTAAAAATTGGTGCGCTGCACTCGTATCATCGAGCGTTGCTGAAATAGCAACCGTGTCACCCGTTGTCGTAGCAACGATGTTCACTACACCTGTAGTGCTGCCTGTTGCTGCGTTCAACGAACCAGCGCCTTTTAAGCTTTGCCAAGCGCTGCCGTCCCAGGCGTAAAGCTTGTTGTCATCAGTATCTAAAGCCAGCTGACCCGTAAAATCGCCTGACCCGGGCAGCGTCGTGACAAGGTTGACGCTGGAATTATTGGCAAGCTTTGCGGCAGTAACCGCATCATCATTGATCTTTGCCGTCTGAATCGCTGAATCGGCAATAGCTGCTGTTGCAATGCCGCCAGCAGCAAACGTAATCTTCGCTCCAGGGATCGTGCTATCGCTGATCAGTGTTACGCCATTGGCGATCAGATCCCCAATCGTCAGCTTTTTGGTCTCACTTGCGCTGTCATCGACAACGGCTACCAAATCACCGCTTGCAAGGTTTGAACCGGCAAGGGCTGAAAGCTCACTGATTTTGAGATCAGCCATCCGCCGAGGCTCCTAAATTACTGATCAGTCTCAAGAAGCAGCTTAGCAGTGTTGTCCTGGTCAAGTAAGAGGTCGTCTCCGCCCTCTTGTAGCAACGCAGGAGGCACTTCAATTTGCATCCTAATCTGTATAGGACCAGTCGTCACAAAGTCAGCTGTAATCTGCACCGTATTATCTGGTGCAAACTGAACTGCAGCAGCTGTAATAATTCCGTTGATTTGATACCAAACCTCATCATTGGCTCTAGCAACCACGCCGCCAGGATTATGCCCAGCAGTTTTGATATAAAAACGACCCGCAAAGTTGCTGCCAACTCTGGTGCGTAATGCCAACTCCAGCATGTAATGAGCAAGCTCGTTAGACGTATCGTTTGTGTACTCCCAAAACGCGCTGACTCGCCCCGACCCAGAGATCAACGTGTTGACCCTGGAGCGAAACTCATCTGATAACGCAGTGGTGTCAACAGTTTCGCGCTCGGTATTAACTTCAAAGCTGTTGACTTGAGCGACTAGACGAGGAACGCTGTTTTCGACCGTCACCTCAATCGGAATATCGTTACCAGGCACAGCCAGCGCAATAGCGTTTGCCGTTCCACCATTCACTGCATGGGCGAACGAGTTATACAGACGGATGCCGTCTAGCTCGTCCACATAAATAAATTTCTTGACCGCTGACTTGGTGTAGCTTGCAATAAAATCCAGAGCACTGCCGTCAGTGCTTTTAATTTCAATCTGATCGCCAGTTAGCAGTTGACCGTGATCAAAGTCGAAACTAAAACGTTTTTTAGTTGCGTTGACATCACCAGTGTTGATCGTAGAAATCAACGCGCCACCATTGAACTGGCGCTGCAGTTCTATTTTGCCGTGCGTACCAAGGTAAACACTCATGAGATCGTTACCGTGGACAGCGCTCCAGTGCCTTGGAAACTAATCTCGGCACGAACGATGTCGCCGGTGGAGGCACCGATGCTGGCACTGGTGACGTAAGCAGTCAATTTGATGTCGTTGTTATCTGTTCCGTCAATCCAGCGAAAGGTCAGCTCAACGGTGTCGCTGCTGCTAACACCTGACGTTCCAGTCTTATAAAGCTTGTTCAGCAGGTTGGTGGTGTTGAAGCTGCCGTCGTCTTCCTTGTAATACAGCAGCGTTGCACTGCCGCTATAGCCTGAAACGCCGGGCGAATAGCTACGAATGTGCTCGTTCAACGTTGTCGTTTCGAGCGTTTCTAAATTCGACTGCAGCGAAAAGCTAACGACCTTGGCAAGGGTCACGCCAGCAAGCTGCATTACGCCATCTCTGCCGGTGTAAACCTTCGCCATCAGAGCACACCAATCAGGCTCACTGTAACAGTGCTAATCCCAGGGCGCACCTGAGCTACCTGCGGTGGACCCTCATAACGATAACGATTGCCCTGTGGAAAACCACTAAACGCATCGGCGTTTCCGCTCCAGCCGCTCTTGGTCTCGGTCAAAACGCCGAATGTTTGAAACGTGCCTTGCACCGCGTCATAGTGAGTCAAAAATTGCTGGGCAACCGCATCACTGATGTTGGTGTAGGTCAGCGCCAGTTTCATGTTGGTACGCTTGTCGCCATACAGAATTCGAGTCTCGGCGCCGCTTTGAGCCTTGAAAGCCTTGACCGGATAGTCGCCTGGGTCAAATGTACGGCTGGTGGGTTGAATGTCCGGGAAATTCATTAGCGCTTCTCGGTGTACGAGCCGTTGTAGATAAAATCCACCAACAGACTTCGGCTCTCATCATCGCAGGGATGCTCTGAAGCCACAATGTCTACGGTGCCTTCCTGCGAGAACGTCAGTTGTTCCACGACGTAGATGTTTTGTGAAACTGTCTCATTAACTAAGGTAAACACAGAGTTGTGGAACTGCGTGGCTGTGACGACTCCGTTCGTCACTTCCATAGTATCTCGCTCAATGTCGTCAGAATCAGTCGCAAAGTAATCAACGACATACTGACCGCTAGGCAGCTCCCGCACACTGGTTACGTTTCCGCTTGAGTCAATCGTTCCAGTGTTTGCGCTGTTGTATGGGCTGGCCTGTGTTACAACCTTGATAAACGAACCAGCTTGGATGTTCAGTCCTTCAAGAGTGGTTGAAAAACTAATGGTGTGCGTAACAAGCTGACGCAAGCTTAAAAAGTATTTGGCAACCAGCTTCGCATGATGCTCAGACGTACAGAACTGCGTTAAATCAAATTGCTCGATCGACAAAATGTCGACACCGAGCGCCTTGATCGTAATAGTCTTTTCTTCAGGCAACTTATTCTTTTTCTCTTGTCGATAACGGACAACGGCCTGGAACGGGCGGCGCTCTTCCGCTCCAAGATACTCAACCTTATACGTGTCCTCCAGTATATTGCCTTCAGTAAATATCTGTTCAATAGCAACAGGACCAGTATTAACCTCTCCACTTTCTTGGAGCACAGGCAACGCCGGTTTCAATGAGAACTTGCCATCCGACACAATAAAATTGCACAGAAAATACGGCGCAAGATCAGCGATAAATTGACGGAGGTTGGTACGGTCGGTTACCGCACCATTGAAGAACAGTTTCTGCTTGTGCAGGAAACTGGACGTTTTAATTAACTCGTTTTTGTCGACTAAAGGCGCGTCTTTTCTGGTCATGCCCAGCAACGCTCCAGCGCCTCCAACTTGGTCCGTCAGCAGGTAGAACACAAGATCGCTGAAAAGACTACTGGGGCCTCTTTTCTCGGTGGTTCCGTAAACGTCTAAGGCTACTTGCGTATTAACTGGGTCTTGTTGAACAGATTCGTGCAGCCGCTCTACTTGAATTCCGTTGCCGAGCCAGACACGAAGTTGGTCGAGCGCTGTAAATTGGCGGCCAGCCTTTAATGACAAGCCAGCAAGCGTTAGATCTTTGAACGTAGGGTCTTGCGCATTTTCTTGGATTTCATTGACGTAAACAATCTCATGCTCAGGTGTTGTGGCATTAGATTTTTCGACCAGATTACGATAATGGCTGATGTCGCTTAGCTGCGTTGATGGGGCAAAGACAGCTTCTCCTTCTACAACCTCTCTGGTTTTCTCAAAATCTACGTTGCCGATTGCGTAAACCGCACCAACCTCGTCGTAAACAGTTTTATACGGGTTGTTGGCTGAAACCGTTCTGATGTCGCGGGCTGTGTCCCCAATCGCCCAGTTTTGCGTTGTATTACTTGCAGAACCTGTACGGATCTCAATAGAAGGCTTACTCCAATCCTGAGCTTGGCCAAAAGAATCATCATCCGAGTCAACGACACTGCTGGTCAGTTTTAACCTAATCTGTTGCGCACTACTGTTATCGCCCACCAGAGAAATAATTGTTGACTTTGTTTCTCCTTTTTCAAAGCTATTGGCATCTCCAAACAATTCATATTTATACGCCTGAATCCTGCCATTAATTTTAACGCTGTCGCTGACGCTAACTCTAAACTTCAGCCCAGACCACCTGAGAGTGCCTCCTGGATTGTTTGCCTTAAAAGGGTTGCTGTTTGGATAGTTGGCCGCTGGGTAGTTAGAGTCCGCATTAGTGCTCTGCGCTCCACGTTTGATTTCAATTATCTCGCCTTCTGTAAACGAAGGAAAACTCCCTACAACTTCGACGCTTTGTACGAACCAGGACCACTCAATACCGTTCTGGCGGGCGTAGTGCGTCGAGCCTAGAACTAATTTACTAAAAAGCCACTTGAGTTCAATCCACCTGCCTCCGACAAGCTCTCGGGTAGTAACGGACTTAAGAAACCCATCCGGTTCTACTTTTTCTCGCTTCTTTTCCTTAACACCTGCTTCTTCTAGAAGCGCATAGGCAAACGCACCAGCTTTGCCGTTCCCTGTCGAGATGTTGGCAATGCCTGCATTACTGACTTTTACTATTGCCTCGGCTGACGATCCTTTTTGCGCTGCAGGCAACGTCTCACTTTTGCTAACTTCACTTGGATACCGTGTAACGTCGGCCTCTTGAATAGTTGTAAGTTCTCTAAAAAATTCTTTGTTTCTGGTAACTTCTGTTCGTAAAATTTCTTTGCCAGATACATCAACCTCAAGCTCGCCAAACCCAGGTATACTGGTAGACAGCCTTAAAAAACTATTGGGTTTGGATGATGGCGCGTGAGAAAGATCAATCAAAATCTTGTTTCTACTGGTGCGCCTTAACTCTGCACCTGAAATAGCTACAAACTTGAATTCAAGCTCTTGCGGCTCCGGAAGGACAAAACGAATAAAATTATATTGAGCGACTGGGGTGCTGCCTCGTACAGCAAAAAGCATCAGCCCTCCATCACTCTTTGCACTTCGCACCGCCTCAAACTCATCATCCGTACCAGCCCTCCTGATTAGCACCTGAAACACGGAAACCCTGGGAATAGTAGAGGTAATCGTGCCCGTGCGGACTTGTAAGTCATCTCTCTGAAAATCATCGATCTCAGAAGGTGTTGGCAATGCGTTAAAAGCACAAAGCCCGTTTAGGCGCTGAAAAACCGTACTCTTAATGCCAATTTCAGTGACAATTGCTGGACGGTTGTTGCGCACAATGCCGGTCGCAACTTTAGTGATCGGAAAAAATACTTCTGAAATAGTCTGCCTGCCAGAATCTTCAAAGCTGTCCCCAATATAATTCTTGCTTGGATTAATAACTCTGTCTCTACTTACTACGCCAATCGTATTGTCAAGTGCATTTTTGATGTCAATACACTCAAGTGTGATTTCCTGATCTTCGTTTAAAAAATCTGGATCAAAGCGTTTGTTTTCAGGGAGACTACGTTTGATAACCTTCCAAACGGTGCCGCCAATGGCAAACACCTCTCCAAACTGCATTGCGTCGTCTGCCGCAAACTGCATAGATTGCACTGTTGCGTTAATATCTTCAACGCTTTCTCCCTTGCCTCCTCTCTTGTAAAATGTGCCAGGGATTACTTCATGGCTTATTAAAAAAATTGCTGTATCCCCAACTTCAACATCTACGTCTTTCTGCAACTCATTTGTGCCTGCCTTAACTGTTCCCGCACTTGTTTTAACCGAAACAATTCCCATGCGGGGGCTGTAGTTGCGGCCAAAACTGTCTTGACCAGCGTCCCTAATCTGGTCCGAATCTTTGTCTTCGTCTAGCTCGCCTGCGCCGTTAACTACGTTTTTACACCCGGCAATCTTAATTCGAGAAAGAACTGCTTGGCGCAGCGGTTTATTGCCCAAGCTGTCACTAACATTTACAACTTCGTAATTCAACCTATAACCAGTGCCGTTTGCAATCGGTGCGTAAACACCAAACTCAGTGTTATTTGCAGGAGAATACGCATGGCAAAAGTTGACTACACCGTCTTCGTCTGAACTTGGACAAACAAATACTTCGTCCTTACCAGCTTTTTTGTTGACAATCTCAGGGCCGGCTTGACCATGTGCTAAGTCGTTATTGACAATGCCGACCTCGGACTGGTCTCTCTTTACATTTTTCCAGTAAAACGCATAAAAGTCGTCATAGACAGCATCTAATGCGTTGTTGCCGAGAAAAATACCTGATTCTTCTGGCGCTCCAATGCCTTCGCTTCCGATGCCCTGCTCTCCTACAACAAACATCAACTTGGCCTGCTGCATAGGGCCATAACTAAACATGCGTGACCACACCAGCTTGGGTGTAACCAGCATTCCACCGACTTTTTCAGTTGCGTCATAGCGACCAAAAATTAATGGAATTGCTGATTGATAATCAGCCAGCTCAGCTAAGGTTTCAAAACCGCGTGATGGCGTAAAACGGCTAGGACCAGTGATGTCGCCAAGATCTATCGTGCGACTTTTGGCACTCGGCATCTTAGGCTTAGGCGTCAGTAAATACGAAACGCCGGTCAGAACAAGACTGATCGCTAAGTTAATTAAAACTGCCTCTCCTACTCCCGTAGCTTTTACATCAGGAATATGGTCATACGCAGCAGGGCGCACCATTCCCCTACGCCTAACTTCTGCTGCAAACTTTCTATACTCCTCCTCCGTTAAACCAATCGTTTTGATTAACTCTTTCTCGTACGGAAGCAGTGGTACGTCGTAAACAGACGGGCCGAAGACCACTGAACCTTCTCTGACATTCGATTGACGTACAAGATTCCCGTCTGCCATGTGACTGCAAATGCCCAGGATTGCTGCGGTAGCAGCAGAATGTCCCCATCATACGCAGGCTTTTCAACCCGAAAACCCCACCGCATTAAGTCTCGGCAAACTTCCCACTTGCTAGCTTCGTACCAAGACTGCTTAAACGCTGGGGCGTCAATACCCATCCGCTCTAATGCCACGTAGCAAAGGTGGATGCAGTCGATATGGCCATCACTGCCGTCAGCTCCAAGCCGATACGGCAGCCCAATTAGATCACTGCAGTCGGACATTGTTGGAGATTGGCAGGTTGCCCACCAGTTCCTTTGTCAAAGAGCGCCTTGGTACGTCCGTTCCAACCGCATCCAGCACAGTGCTGAGCTGCAGGTTTAACGACACCTCATCCCACTGGCCGCCAACTACCTGACCCGTGTAGCTGTGAACGATGTTGTGCGGCCCATCTTTGGCATCATCGTCGATAATCAGCACATCAACCTCCATCACCCAGTTTTGGTTGATGGCGTTGACGCCCCAGGCGCGGCTTACCTCGTTATTGGGGAATACTACGGTTGCCTCTAAGCCATCACCTGTGCGGTTGACGGTGACGCCAGAAAACCCAAACGGCACAAACGTGTAGTTGTCGCTCTCGTGCGTGATCTGCTGGTTGATAAAAAAGTTCTGGAACCTGTACTTCGTGTTCCTACCCTGCGTAATTCGCAAGGCATGGCCAAAGGCATACTGGCTCATAATCCAATCCTCTTACGGGTGCTGCCGCTAAGTTGTAGCCGCTTCAGCGTTTGCTGCTCGCCCTTCTTAGCACCTTGATCTGCTGCACTCTGCAGTCCGCGTTGGAACTGATCAGCCGTCACATAATCAACGCTATTGATTCGTTCCACGGTGTAGCGAACGTCGATTGGTGCGGCAACTGCAACTCCGCCACCTTCGCCTGACGTTCCAGAAGCCCCGGAGTCTGGAATGACAGAAGAGCCGCGAGCACCACGCGAATAACGCGTCATGCTTTCACGCATCTTGCTTTCAGGAATGATGTATTCAGACTCTCCGCCTTCGCCAACAAGAGCGCGGGTAGGACCAGAGACGTAACCGCCCTCGGCGTACCCAAGGCTGCCAAGAACACCAGGATTAACGTCTGTAATACTTGAAGTAAGTCCTTGACCAGGACCTGTCTGAAGAGTTGCACTTTCACCACTGCCCATCCCAGCAAACGCACGAGCAATGCCGATCGCGATGTACGTTCCAATCATCTGAGCTGCCTGCTGTGCCAGCACGTCAGCAATGCTCTTCAACATATTGGCAAAAACTTCCTTGACGCTTTCTGCTCCAGTAATTAGGTTTTGAAGTCCGCTGACAAGCGAGTTGCCGATGGCATTGCCAATACCTTGAGATACTTGAACAGCGTGCTGCTCAAGGTTGTTCAAGCTTTCAACTGATTGCTTGATAAATTGATTAAGAGGACTATTTTCTGCAGATATTTGCCGCATCAAATTACCAACTTGTCCAAGCTGTGACTCGGACATTCCACCCTCTCTTAGCTCTTGCAACTCTTTTTCAATCCGAAGTCGTTCTCTTTCCTCTTCGCTTGTGGCACGAGCCAACTTAAGCTGATGCTCAAGGTTTTCAATGGTGTCTTCAAATTTTTCTTGCCTTTGACGCTGCAATTCTCCTAACTCACGTTCTGTGGTGCGGTGAGCAGCTAGCTTTTCAGTAGCCTTGCCAATGTTGATAGCGTCTCTTTCACGCTGATCAGCAACGCCAACCAACGCCTTTAATCGGCTGGCTTCGATTTCAGCTATCCGTTGCTCACCTTGCAGCCGAATAACAAGTTCATCGTCTTGAGCCGCTTCTGCTGCAGCAATTTTGTCTCTAAAACGAGAAATTTCAAGAACTTTTTTACGCTCTTCTGCAAGTCTGCCTAAACGCTTCTGCAGCCGCTCCTCATCTCTTGCCGCCCTACCGCCTCCGCTGTCTGCAGCTCGAAGAACCTCTAAGTTTGTTGGCTCGATAGCAGCACCTTTTGGAATAAGTGCAGGATATTCTTCTTGAAGAGTTTGAATTATTTCAGGCGTTAGCGCGTTTAAGCCCATTGCTTTGCCAGTTCTTGCGCTTATCTTGACTCCTCTTAACTCTCTTGAACGCGCCAAAATCTCAGCACCTCGCTCAGGACTACCAGCCTCTGCAATCATCTGATCAAGTTGACTTTGAGCAGTCAAGCCTCCAATAGCTCTGTTAATAATTTTGATTAAAGGAGTAAGGGCTTGTGCTATGAACGCTTGAACACGCAACAACAACGTTCCAAATATCTTGCCCATTTTGCTGGCTTCAGTGCCAAGATCCTTAAGTGCCTTGAGACCACTACCGCCAACCTGTTTGGCCATTTCCTGCGTCATTAACGCAGCCGCTTCAGTAACCTGGCCCTCTTCAATCAACTTCTCAATGCGGAACTGCATTGAGTCAGAGCTAAACAAGCTCTTTTCAGCCATAAAATCAGCCGCACCACCAACACTGGTAAGCGCTTTGCCTGCATCAACCATGCCTGCAACGAACTGATCAATCTGTTGACCGATAGCGCTAAACGCAATCTGCGCTCCAAAAGACCCGGTAAGGCCGCCTAAACCACCGCCAAGGACTGATCCCGCACCACCACCGAATAACAGTGGAAAACCAGCGCCAAGGCCAACTTGCTCAAGACGCTGTTTTCTAATTCTTTTTGCCTCAGGAGATCCCGGAATGTTGGCAGCACCTTGGATAGGACTGCTGTTAAAACGACCAATCTCAAGAGCCCTTTGAAATTCTGGAGACCCTGGTATCCCCGCTGTACCACCAATAGGAAATGCTACGCCTTGTACCGGAGGTCTTGCTGGACCAGCTGTTTGACCAGGGGCAAGACCAGATATTGGAGCGCCTGCAAGAAATTGCGCTCTAGCTGTTGCAGCATTTTTAGCAATAATCTCTGCGGTTTCACCTAACTGCTCTAACGCCTTACCCCAAGAAGTGCGCACGTTTAGATTTTGAATATCTAATACTTTTGCATTATCTTGCAGCCCAGTTAACGCTTTAGTCCAGCTAGTCTGAGTGTTTACACCTCCAAGTCTTAAAACCTTTGCATTGTCTTGTAATCCAGTTAGCGCTTTACCCCAGCTAGTCTGAGTGTTTACTCCTGAAAGTTTTAAAACTTTTGCATTATCCTGTAAACCGGTTAAAGCCTTAGTCCAACCAGTCTGAGTGTTTACTCCTGAAAGTTTTAAAACCTTTGCGTTATCTTGCAGCCCAGTTAGCGCTTTACCCCAAGACGTTTGCGTATTTACTCCTGAAAGTTTTAAAACCTTTGCGTTATCTTGCAGGCCAGTTAACGCCTTGCCCCAGCTAGTTTGAGTATTTAAGCCACCAAGTTCTAAAACTTTTGCATTTTTAGCAAGCCCTTCGAAAGCTTTTCCCCAGCTAGTTTTTACATTTAAAAGTCTAGCGCTGCGTCTTCCGCCAATAGTGTTAGCAACATCTTGAATTTCATCAAAAGCTCCAAGCCAACTTAACTTTACATTCTTTAACGCGGTGCCTGTGATTCGGCCTCTTCCAAAAATGCTATCAGCAGTAAAAAGTGATAATTGTTTTGCTATACCAGCGCCTACACCGCTTTTGCTTCCTCCGCCCCTGCCTCCTTTTCCAATATCTTTTAGAACCCTGTCAATCTCATTTAGCTGAGTCTTAATCTCCTGGGTATTAAGCTTGATATTGACTTCGTACTCAGCGGCCACGACTAACCCGAAGACATTGCCCTCAGGTTAGCGCACCCTGCGATATTGAGCCTGCTGACGACTTCGCTCCATCTCTTTTTGCTCCCGATCAGACTTCACTGAGCAGTAGGCGCTCCAAGCAACAAGCTCTTCCATCGACATGCTGGCTCGAAGCTGAGCCAACGTCATGCCTAGCTTTTCAGCAATGAAGAACTGCAGGAACAGAAAGTGATCCTTATCAATCCTTGCTTTTAAGGTCGTCCGCTTCTTCCACCTCATCCATGCTCTGCATCTTGGACATGATGTCCAAAACAATGCTCAAAGGAAGCTGATTGCGAATCTTGGCACGGTCGCCATCCGAGAAAAGCCTGTTTCCTGCCTCGTCCTCGGCCTTGCGGATCACCATTTGGATCGCAAAATCCAAATTATCCTCAACAGCGCTGACGTTTAAAGCCTTCAACGAGTTGTTGATGGCATCACGGTCAGCAATCGTCAGAGGCTTCCAGTACAGCTTAAGAACAACCTCCTTGCCGTTTTTGATCGTGTAGCTGCTGCGCTCTTCGACGCTAAACGCTTTACACAGCTTGTCGATTGCGCGTGTCTCAGCCATAAAACTCAGTCAACTATCACAATATAGCCTATCCGAGACGGACGGATGCAAACGCTTTGTCTAGATCATGAAACAAGCCTGCATCCCGATTGGTCACTGTATAAATCTCGTACCAGTCCACTGATTGTGCGGTCATTTTCTTTGGAGGTCTTTCACTCGCATACGTTTTACCGTCTATTGGGTCTTTATTTACAGCGTAACCGGCATAGCTTGCTAGGTTGCCGATATACAAAGACTCTTGAATTTTTGCTCGCAAAGGAGGCAGTTTTAAAAAACTAGTTGGCTTATCTTGAGGGTTGTTAATGTCTCGCTCATTGTCTACAACTGGCTTGATTGGCTCTAGGCCAAGCTCCCATAACCTTCCAAAATTGCCAGTCCACCAAGGGCCTTTGCGCTGAAGACTTTCAACAATTTCAGGACCAGCAACTGCCCGACCATCTTCAATCAACTTGCGAATATCGTTCGTTAGCTCGCTAATTGGCTTTGCCATCACACCGCAGTAAACAAACAGCTAACCACGCTGACAAAATGACTTGCTCCCTCATTAGTCACAGCAGTAGGGCCGTTAATCTGTCCAACACGGGGCACCACAGAATACGTGTCCGTATAACCAGAAGCATTGACTGACGTAAGTCCATCAATCACTGATTCCGCTATCGCAGCTGCAGCAGCACTACCCTTATTTCTTGGCGTAAAAATGCCACACTGCACCGTTCCAGCGTACTGATCTATCGCAGCGCCATGAGCTTGAATTGTTGCACTGTCAAAGTTGATCGTCACCAACACGTACTTCTTTGTTTTGCCTGGAACGGTAAACGGCATGTTGTCGAAGACTACCGTTACGTCCGAATCCGCTGTCGTCACTGCGTTTTCAATCGCCGTTTCTAATGCAGCCCTAGCGTTGACAAGCGTCATTAGAACACCACCTCAAGGATATAGAGATAATTTTGGCCTCCGCCAAACGTCCGAATATCGACGATCTGAGCCTTACGATCAGATCCTTGAAACTTCAACGTAATCTCATCCGATACCGTCGGTTGATTATCGTTGATTTGATCTGGTGCGATATAAACCCGAGCCCTACGCTCTTCAGCACCGTTTTCTCCTTCAGAGTTGATAACTTCAATCGGAGCCCTGATGTCCGCAAACGTCTGCCTTAAATCTGTATAAGTGCCTGTAGCCACGTTGTATTGACCAGACACTTCACGCACATAATCAATCTCGACATCCAAGCCAGTTGCCAAATCCTTGACGACTGACTCAGCGGCTTTACGAAATGCAGAATCTAACGCTCCAGGCATCTCAACCCCTCACAACGCGGACAGAATACGAGCCACTGCCACCCAGACAATAAGCCCCGAGATAAGACTGAAGCCAAGGATAAACGTCGAATACGTTGTTAACAGTTCCAGTAGCCTGACTAGCAGTGTTGTACTCGATTTCCATCTCCCCGAGCTTGACGGATTTGTATAGCCCCGTATCGCCGGTAGACCCTGTAATCGCGTCCGTGTCATTGGCTAGCGCGTTCGCTAGCTCATAAGTAGCGTATTTAATGTCGTTTGGAATAGCGGAGCAAGCTAGCTCAACACGATCTACGTGATAATTATTGCGAGGCCAGCTCAAGGCTTGGTCCGCATCGCAACGATCACCGTAAAAATTCAACGTGTCGATCCAGCGTGTGGCTGAGATCAATGCACGATTTTTCTTGTCGTCTTGCTTGTTGTCCCACTGCGTACTGTTGGGCGTCGTCTCAAAATACGCATTGGCTTCTGCCAACGTCACGTAGCTGTTGGCTGTCTCACTCTTCAGTGTGGCGTTGATCGTGGCAGCCATAACGCAGAAATAAAGTGGCCCCACCTAATGGTAGGGCCTTTGGCAACCGAACTATCAGGCGATAGCGGTAGCGTCCAGAGGGGTGTTGACGATCAACTCGACCACAGGGATCAAGTCGGCGTCATAGGTCAGAGCCCAGTTGCTGCTGTTAGACAGATCAGCGTTAGAAGGGTTGTCAGAAGCGCTGCCCCACTTCGTACCCATGACGTGGTACGCAGTGTGATAGTCAACCGACAGCACGTCCTGTTTAGACAGCACGTTGCGGTCAGCTTCAATCCGCAGATCCTGTTGAACACCTTCAAGGATGGTGCCCGACTTGATCAGGTAGCAACGGAACTCCTTCTGGTGACCAGAAGCGCCAGGTGCATAGGTGTTGACCTGTTCGTCGATGATGACGTTCATACCGGCGAATTCACCGATGGAACGAGCACCAACGCCAACGCCACCACCACCCCAGGTGACTGCACCGCCAGTAGACAGAGCAGACGTGGAGAAGGTGAGCATTCCAACCTGATACAGGTAGAACGCAACGGACGGGTGGACAACCAGAGTGTCAAGCTCTTCGCCACGCTCACCCAGCAGTGAACGACCGCGAGCAACAGTAGAAGCACTGAGGAAGTTGTCCTCAGTAGCGCCAGTGCCAGCCTTGGCGATGTCCAGGTGGTTAGAACCCAACGCGCCAGAGCCAGCAGCAAACAGGCCGTTCAGATGAGAGAACAGACGTGCGCTGTTGAGCTTGTTGATAGCGTCAGCCAGCTGGTTGCGGATGTGCAGCATGGGGTCTTCACCAGCTGCCAGAATCGCAATGTCATCCACGGCATAAGCAAAGCCACGGTGACAGATGGTTGCGATCTGAGTTCCGGTCCCGACCTTTTGAGGGGTCAGATAACCAGCATTACTGGTGCCCCAGCTAGCTGTACCGTCCATGATCTCCTCGGAAGGAGCAATGGGGTTGAACTCAGGGACTTGGATGCGAGTACCGCCTTCACGAGAATCGAGAAGAGCGTTACGAACAACAGCGCCAGACTTGATGAACAAGCTGCGCTCTTTGATTGCCTCAGACACATAGGTGCTGAGATTATTCCTTTTT